TTCCAACGGCTTCCCTATGCAGCCCACAACGACATCGTCCAAGACGCACTGGAAACCAAACGGAAACAAGAGCTTAACGAGACGTGTGACCTGATGTTGTCGGTCCTGAACGCCCGAAAAGAGCGAGAGAGGAAATTTCACTATGGAAGCTGAATTTTTTGAACAGGCAAAATCCACAATTGGCGGCCTGGCCGCGATTTACCGGCCACAAATTGCCAACAACCGGGAAGCGATGGCGATCTATTTCGGGAAAGTCCAGGACTTGGATTTCTTTGATCTGGTGGCCACCGTGGGGAACTTCGAAGGCGAAAAGATGCCATCCCCTCCGGAGTTGCGCCGGTTGGTCCAGAGCGAGACCGCCAAGCGAAAAACTCAGGAACAAGCAGGGATGCCGATGGATCAGCAAGAAGTTTGGGTGTGCCCGGCCTGCCACAATACCGGCTTTGCGGAGCGAATTACCGAAAAAGGGAATACGGCAGCTCAGCGATGCGTGCGCAATGGCTACCACACGCTGAAAGATCAAGTGGAAGTGATTGAAGCCGAGAATCGCACAGCGATGGCGAACGCGATTTTCACGCTAGCCCGGCAAATCTACGGCGAGCAGATGAGCGAGTTTGACCGGTGGATGTTTGAGATCTACGGCACGACCCGACTTTTCGAACTCAACCTCAAGCAGTTGGCGAGCGTGCGGCGTGGATTGTTCGAAACTGCCAGCCGACCGGCTGAAAAATCAACCCAGCAAGCAGCGTGAGGTGCAAAATGACACAGACTCAACCCCAGTTTTTCGAGCAAGCTCCGTTGATCCGCAAGGGCCGGAAGCCCCGATCAGAGCGACAGATTCAGCGCGACATTGAGGCGTATTTGATTTCACGCGACACCATTTGGACGCGAACCGACTGCTCTTTTTATTCGCCACAGATGCGATTCAACCACAAAGTGACCCGATGGGGCTGGCCCGATCTCACGGTGGTTCACTGTGGCTGGTTTTTGGGGGTCGAAGTCAAAGCCGCTGATGGGGTGCTGTCTGAGAATCAGGTTCAGTGCCGTGCGGACATCGAAAGCCAGGGTGGGTTGTATGTGATTGCTCGGAGCGTGAACGAGGTGCGCAAAGCCCTGGATTACTGCGAAAGCAACCCGAAATGAGGGAATGTATGCCGTGGGGATGAAAAACGCCGCCACGGTCCAATAAACGCCAGCAAATGGCAAGAAAGGGAGTGAGTAATGAGCGGATTTGGAATTGAAACCGAAACGATGATGGCTGGGAGTGACGGCGATGAAATCACAATGATGGCCAGTGACGCCCTTTCAAAGTTTATAAAGTTGCCGTCTTATGCGGATAACCCTCACTTAGGGTCAAGCCGAGTAAATGAGTACCCGGTGCCAGAGGATAAGGAATTCAAAAAATCAGAGTCGGGATTTATTTCAGCCCCTCGACTGGAGTTTTTGGCCAGCCAGTTGATCGTGATGTACGGAGAAAAGTTCGGTCACTTGAACCGGCTCAAAATCCGCTATGCGTGGAAGCGCAAAGGCGGCCTGTGCAAGGGGAAAGCTAAGTTCGGGGCGGTGCAGGCGATTACGGGTGCTGCTCAGTTTGTGAGCGGTGAACAGGTGGAATATTTGGTGTGGCTCGGTGCCGACAACGTGCGTGACAATAAATTCACGGAGTATCAGGTTGAGGCGCTTTTGTTTCACGAGCTGTGCCACTTTGGGTTTGTAGATGGTGAGTTGCTTTTGGTTGGGCACGACTTCGAAGGGTTCTCCGACGAGTTGCGGCACTACGGCCTGTGGAATCAGTCAATTAAGAACTTCGGTGAAGCCGTGGCCGGATGGAGTGCTGGATATATTGAAGCCAAAAGCTGGTATGCCCGGCTGGAAGAAGAGCGGCAACTTTGGTGGGAAAATCGCTACCTGCGACAAAGAGAAGGCAAATCTGATGAGTAATATTGCCTGCTTGGATCACGATTTGGAAGAACAGTACATAGGCTGGAAGTGTACTCGTTGTGGTCATTCCCAAATATTTGCACCCTGGGAAGGGCTCGACGACGACGAATACTCTGATGACGAGGAGGAATGGCCCGATGACAATTGAACAAGTTGAGCGAATTTTGGGCGAACCGTCACAGAAGTTGAGTCAAACCCAACTTATGGGAATCTATTTCGACCCAGAAGCCCTGATCAGACCTTTCGATCTATGGCGCCACCGGGAAACGAAAGCGGTGTACCTGATTTGTGCGACTTGCTTGAACGCCAATGATGGATTCCACCCAGGTGAAAAGGTGGTGGTGTATGCGCTTTTTGAGTCGGATGTTCAGCCGGCTTTGAACTGGGCGCAGAACTTGAATGACTTCTTGAAAAAATTTGAGAAAGTGGGGGAGATGGGAAATGAATTCTGAAAAGCTCGCTCAAGAGTTAGCGGCCTCAGTACTGCCAGCGCTTCAATCTGTGTTTCTTGTGGTCCTTCAACATCAGTCCCAGGAGCTTGAAGCCAGGCAGGTTAAACAAAGCACTTCTGAGGTTGAATATCTGACGGTGGAAGAAACCGCCGCATTGCTCAAGGTCTCGCCGGCCCACATCAAGAACCTAATTTACCGTGGAGAAATCCCTTTCCATAAAGTTGGAACGGTTTACCGGTTTCTCAAGTCCGAAATCCTTTCGTGGACCAAGCAAGCTGTTGATCCGGCCAAAACAGCATCCAAACCCCGTGCCTCTTCAAAGCTTAAAGCTGTATAATCGGCACACTCCTGACGGCTGCAATCACAGGAGAAAGGTCTATGTCCGTTCGTAAACGTGGGAATCATTGGCATTACGATTTTCAAATCAAAGGTGTCCGGTATCGTGGAGCAATCCCCGAAGCCAGAACCAAAGCACATGCTCAACAAACCGAAGCGGCCTTAAAGGTGGCGGTTTATGAGGGCCGATATGGGAAAAGTGAAGTGCCGACCGACTTTGTTGAATTCACAAACCAAACCTACCTCCCTTGGGCAAAAGCAAACAAGAAAACCTTCAGGGATGACGTTATGCACTCAAAAGCTCTTTGCGAAGCCTTCAAGGGGAAAGCGCTGAATGAAATCTCTCCGATGCTCATTGAAGCGCACAAAAGAAACCGGCTGGTGACCCAGACCAAAATTGGGAGAAAACGCCAACCGGCAACTGTTAACCGGGAATTGGCTGTTTTGAGCAAGATTTTTTCGACGGCCCTTGATTACGGTCTGATCAGTCACAACCCGTGTCAGAAGATTAAGCGTTTGCGGGTTGAAAACATCCGTAATCGGTACGTCTCAGTCGAGGAAGAAGAGGCTTTGCTAAAGGCTTGTACCGGGTTAAGGGAGCATTTGCAGGAACTGATCATTGTTGCGATCCAGACCGGAATGCGGAAAGGCGAGATTTTAACCCTTAAATGGTCAGATGTTGACTTTGAGCGGAATCTAATCCTCATCAATCAGTCAAAATCAGGAAAACCACGAACGGTTCCAATGAGTTCTGAGGTTCGACAGATTTTGAAGGATAAAGCCCAGACTTGCATTTGGGTCTTCACTCATCCCTATTACCCAGAGAGAAGGTTGACGGAGTTCAAGCGTGCCTGGGAGGCGACTTGTCAGGAAGCTGGTATCGAAGACCTTCACTTTCACGATCTTCGGCACACGGCAGCAACCAGGATGGCAGAAGCTGGAACGGATGCTTTTACGATTGCTGCGATTCTTGGGCACTCCACCATCCAGATGTCTGCCAGGTACACTCACGCAACAGATCGTGGAAAGCGCCAAGCGGTTGAAAACCTGGGACGATACGGGAAGAATGTCACAAGCCTGTCACAAGCAAAAAGCGGCAGGGGGTAAGCCTGCCGCTAAGTCCTTTACTATGAATGAGCCGAGCAGGACTCGAACCTGCGACCCGCTGATTAAGAGTGCGTTAAAAACTTGGTAATGCACATACTTAATCGTAAATAACAAATAACCATCAACGGTTGCAGCCGTCCTCGAAACCAATAAAAGTCATCGTCGCTAATAACGATATACACCAGTCCGTCACAAAAGTGTCACACACTGTAGATTCGTTTATGCCAGGAAGGAAAACCAAGCTCACACCAGAAATTTCAGCCCAAATTACTGATTGCTTGCAAGCCGGGTTGTCGATCCGGGCGACAATGCAAGCTCTCGGAATACCTGAAATCAATTTTTACAGGTGGCGAAAACGATGTTCTCATTTTGATAGAGTCCTATCAAATTGCAGAAATTTTTCCGGGCAAGTTATGAATCTGAAGCTCCGTCAAGGGTTGGTTCTATTGGCAATTCAAAAGGGATATTGCACCAAAGAAGACATCCAGCAATCAACCGGGTTCAAAGAGTGGATAGTTCGGTCCACCCTTGATTCACTTCTTCAGGCGAAGCTGATTACCTGCCGTCATCAATCCCAGTCAGGTGCTGCTCATCCTTTCCTCTACTCCCTCAAGTAAATTCCCTACTACAAAACGACCGCCATTCAAGTGTTACGCTTTTGTTTCGCTCTCATGGGTGTTTCGTTATGGCTGCAAAAAAATTCACAGAAAGAGAACGCGAAGAGATTTATGTAAAAGTCTCGGAGCTATGGAAAAAAAACTGGACTGCCAAGCAAATGGCAGTTGCGGTAGGAGTTTCCGAGCGCCAAGTTCAACTATATGTGCAAAAAATTCGGGCAGAATGGCAGGAGCAACTCAAACGCAATGCTGATGAAAAGATGGCACACCTTCTTGCCCAGCAAGGCAAGGTGAAACAGGAAGCCTGGGAGCAATGGGAACGGTCCAAGCAGGATGGTCAAAAAGTACTGAAACTTCTTGGGAAGGAAAAGAAAGACGGCGATGGGGATGGGGATGAATCACCCGGCCTGGTCGTAAAAACTGAAACCTGGGGACAATGCGGTGACCCTCGCTACCTTGAGAAAATTCAGAAAGCCATTGATTACGAGACTGAACTCCAAGGGTTATTCCCGCCAAAAAGGATTGCCCCAACCACACCCAAGGGAGATGCGTTGTTCTCGTTTCTCAGTAAGCCAATTGAGGAAATGACCGACGATGAACTTGCAATGCTCCGAAATGCCGCCAACGCTTTATCACCCGATCATTAAAGCTGGCCAAAAGGCCGAAGCTGAGCTTGACCGGCGCAAGAAAGCCCGTACCCATCTCATTGATTTCACTCGCTATACCTTCCCCGGTTACAGTGCGGACCCGGCCCACGAACTGATTGCCCAGACTCTGGATCAGGTTGTGTTGGGTCAAATCCAGCGGTTGATGATTTTTGCCCCACCCCAGCACGGCAAATCTGAACTGGCCAGTGTGCGACTCCCTGCTTTTTGGCTGGCAAAAAATCCAAATCTTCCCGTGATTCTCACCAGTTATGGGGCAAGCCTCGCTGAAGACAAAAGCGAGCAAGTCCGGACACTGGTTGAATCTGAAGGGTTTCGCCGGTTGTTTCCCAAAGTTTCAACTCATCCTGAGAGCCGGGCACGTAGCCTGTGGAAACTGTGCGAACCTCATCGGGGGAAGCTCATTGCCGCTGGTGTTGGTGGTCCGATCACCGGATTTGGGGGCGGACTTGGGATCATTGATGATCCCGTTCAAAACTGGGAAGCGGCCCAATCGAAAACTCAAAAAGAAAAAACCTGGCATTGGTACCGTTCCACTTTCAGAACCCGCATTTGGGAAGGCGGGGCAATTGTGTTGATGATGACCCGATGGAGCGAGGACGATTTGGCAGGCCGAATCTTGGATGAGCAAGCCGAAGAGTGGACCATTTTGCGGCTGCCTGCTGTCGCCGAAGACCAAACAGATCGGGATGCCAACAATGAAACCTACCATTTACCTGCTGGAATGCCAGACCCGTTAGGGCGGAATCCGGGTGACCCGTTGTGCCCAACTCGATACTCAGTTCAGGAACTGAAGAAACTTGAAAAAGATGTTGGCTCGGAAGCCTGGAACGCTGAATACCAGGCCGCTCCAATGCCTCCAGGCGGGATCACGTTCAAGCGGGAATGGTTTCGCTATGTGGATGAAGTTCCGGCCATGGCCAGGCGGGTCAGATGGTGGGACTTTGCCGCCACGGATGATGGAGGGTGTTACACGGCAGGTGTCTTGATGGCAGAGCATAACCGGGAGTTCTTCGTTGAAGATGTCGAGCGCTTCCAATTGAGTCCCGCAGCTCGTGATCAGCGCATCTTGGCCACAGCGCAAGCCGATGCTGACAAGTATGGGAATCGTGTTGACGTTTGGTGTGAGGAAGAAGGGGGAAGTTCTGGCAAAGAAGTCGGGATGAAATTCGTGCAAATGTTGGCGGGATTCCCTGCCAGAAGCGAGCGCGTGACTGGTAGCAAGGAAGTTCGAGCGCACCCGTTCGCCACACAAGCCGAAGCAGGCAATGTTAAGCTCAAAAAAGCTTCTTGGAACAAGGAATACCTCGATGAGTTATGCGCTTTCCCTTCAGGGAAATACAAGGACCAGGTTGATGCGTCAAGCGGGTCATTCAGCAAACTATCTTTATTCAGCCCGGCCAATATTGAGCACGGCCCATCAATTTACGGCGGAGGTCTAAGCTAAATGTTTAGCTCTACAACAACCTATCTTCGTGCTCAATATGATCAAGAAGAACGGCGCTTGATCGCGATGGACGGGGCTCTACAGTATTACGACGGTAAGGCCCGTAAACCTCTTGTGACACAAGAAGGCCAACCAGACGACAATAAGACCACGAACTACGCCAAGGAAATTGTCGAAACCCAGGTGGGGTTGATGTTGGGAGAAGGGTTCCGGATTGAAATTGGGAACAAAGAAACCGAGGAAACACCCGAAGAAGCCTATTTGAATGAAGTTTGGCCGGAAGCGCAACGAGCCATGGACCTGCTTGATATTGAAATGAACGGGGCCATTTTTGGCCATTGCTGGGCAAAGATCAGGCTTGAAGCAAATCGCCCAACTGTTTACCCGATTGATCCCATGTGTATGCAAGTCAAGTGGGACGCCAGGGATTACCGCAATGTCATCATCTATCGGAATGAGTACACAGGCGAAAATGAGGATGGTCGGATCATCACTTATCGTGAAGATGTTCAACGTGTTGGGCAGGGCTGGGAGATCCAGGAATCATCATCAGAAGGCGATAACCCGTTCAGCGATCCGCTCGTTACACCGTGGCCCTACTCGTTTGCGCCCTTCTTCGAATGCAAGAATTTGCCTGTGCCATCCGAGTTCTGGGGACACGCTGACCTTCACCCTTCAGTTTTAAGCCAAATCCATTACTGCCATCGGCTGGACAGCCTGATCAATCGGATTTTACGGCTTCACGCTTTCCCAAAAACGGTAGGTAAAGGGCTCAAGCCAAGTGATATTCAGGTTGGCGTAGGTGGCACTTTGTTCATTGTCAATAACGCCAAGGAGGCCGAACTTTACAATCTGGAGATGCAATCCGACCTGACAGCAGCCCGCGAAAAACTGCGTGAATGGTTGGATGAGCTTTACGATATGACACACACACCAGGTGTTGTCAGGGGTAAAATCGACAAACTTGGATCGGATTCCTCACTCGCCTTGAAAATTCTGTATGGGCCAGCAGTCAAACACGTTTGGAGGAAAAGAACGCTCCGGACCGAATTCCTGACTCGCATCATTCGTGCCCTGCTTGAAATCGGAAAGAAGGACGCGAAAGCCAAAATCAAGATCTACTGGCCACCAATCATCCCAGCGAACGAAAAGGAGATGGCGGAAACTGCGTTAATCAAAAAGAATGTTGGATTTTCGCAAGATACTTTGATCAAAGAGCTTGGAGGTAACCCAGTGGATGAAAAGGAAAAGCGGAAAGAAGACTCACAGCAACCTGGAACCCGGAACCCAACGCTTGATGGAGGTGCGCAATGACCGATGAAGTGAGAGAGTACAACGAAACTCTTAAACTTCATGTTGATGAAATGCGCCTGGAAAATACTCGGTTGCGCGAGATGAATGAGTTGTTGCGTGATGAAAACAGTAGGCTTAGCAATGAGAACGGGCGACTCAGGGATATGCTCAAAGAAAATGGCTTTGGCATAATCTTCAACTTTGTGGTTGATAAAACCATTGAGGTACTAAACGGCAAATGAATATCACGATCCCCAGCTTGACCATTGATAACTGGCAGCACGTTGGCACTGTGGCAAAGCTACGGATTTTTGCGCTTCAGACGTTCAAAAGCGCTGAAAATGTGCTCGTGATTGGGGCTTCGAGTCCTGCCCGTGACTGGTATCTTGAACTGGGTTGCACGGTTGGGACTCGGGTTGATGGGGCTGGCCAGACCATCCGCACTCTCACAATCCCAGCGATTCAACTGCCTTCCACAATTGATTCAGACACGCCAGACGCCCGGTATTACGCCCTGTTTGCCGACGATTCAGGCCGTGTGCTCCAACCATTTTATGGATTTGAGTACTTCAGCCTTCCAGCCAGCTCCCCTTATACCTGGCAGCAAATCCGAGCCTATAACAGCTTGGCAACAGTTACTCCACCCGATAACTGGCAAACCCAGGTTCAATCTCTGATCAACGCGAGTCTCCCTGGAGCTGCCACAACCACAACCGCAGGAGTGGTTAAACTCTCCACACCCCCATCAGGGGATTCCGTCGTTGTTGCCGTAACGGACCCACGGATGCAGCCAGCAACACCAAGCCAAAACGGCCTGATGTCCGCAACGGACAAAAAGCTATTCAATGGCTATGAGCACAATCAATTAGTACCCTCAGCGACATGGGTAATCGTCCATAACCTGGGAAGATTATATCCAGAGGTGAAAGTCATAGATTCGGCTGAGACTCAAGTCTACGGGGATATTTCGTTTCAAAACACTAACCAGCTTACAGTCACATTCAGTGCCGGATTCGCCGGTAAAGCTTTTATAGGGTGATCTTATGCAACTGCTTGCGCCTCTTAATCTTTCCAAGAATGAACTCCAGAACGCCAGAATCCAGAATTTAACATCCGACCCGTCCAGCCCGGTTGCTGGTCAGCAATATTTCAATACAACATCAGGGCGAATGAGAATTTTTAATGGTTCGACCTGGGATGAGATGCCGACCGGCGCAGGCGCAGGGACTGTGACAAGTGTTGCTCTTACCGTACCATCTGAGTTCAGTGTGTCAGGTTCTCCTGTAACAAGTTCTGGTACTCTGGCTGTAACGAAAGCCAATCAGAACGCAAATCTTGTTTACGCTGGTCCATCAAGTGGGGGAGCCGCAGCACCTGGATTTCGCTCGCTTGTAGCCGACGATATTCCAGCTCTGACGGCGGCAAAGGTAAGCGATTTTGATACCCAGGTTCGGACCTCACGACTTGATCAGATGGCCGCGCCAACGGCAAGCGTCAGCCTGAACAGCCAAAAAATCATCAATCTGCTTGACCCGACCAGTGCCCAGGACGCTGCGACCAAGAACTATGTGGATTCGGTAATTCAAGGGCTGGATGTAAAGCAGTCCTGCCGAGCCGCAAGCACGGCAAACGTCACGGTATCGAACCCTGGAACGGCTGTTTTCGATGGGGTTACCCTGAGTAACGGCGAACGCATCCTGTTGAAAAATCAGTCAACGGCTTCCCAGAACGGCATTTACGTGTTCAACGGGTCCGGGAGCGCTTTAACCCGTGCCACCGATGCCGACGTTTCGGCTGAGGTAACTTCAGGGATGTACACGTGGATTGAGGAAGGGACGACTAACGCTGACACGGGATGGATCTTGACCACCGATGGCGCCATTACCCTCGGGACGACCTCGCTCACCTTTACCCAATTCAGTGGAGCCGGACAAATCACAGCAGGGGCGGCCTTAACTAAGACAGGCAATACTCTTGATGTCGCAGTGGACGGCGTCACCCTTGAAGTGTCTGGCGATGCCCTGCAACTCAAAGCTCCTTATGGTGTGCGGAAATACGTGTCTGATGTGGGCAACAATTCCAGCACCACCATTACCATCACGCATAACTTCAACACCCGAGACATCCAGGTCTTTGTCCGGTCGAACAGTGGAAACTACGAACAGGTTTTACCGGATGTCTATATCAACAACGTCAATTCAGTTGACCTGGTTTTTGGTGTTGCACCAACAACGAACCAATACCGAGTGATCATTGTTGGTTAATTATGAATTTTCTGAACGGCATCGGGACTCGCTCAGACTCGCCTATAAAGCGGGTTTTGGGCGGGTCCACCACCCTTGACATTCCAAGCACAGGTACCCAAAGTGTTTATGACTTTACACTTACAGTAACCGGTGCTGCCGTAGGTGATATTGTTCAAGTTGGAATAACCCTCCTTGGGTCCGGGACTGATGCCGTTCGGGTTTACAACGCTTGGGTTTCGGCTGCGAATACAGTGACAATCCGAATGGCCACTGGTGCTTTTACAGCGAATCCTTCTTCCACAACCTTCACGGTCTTAGTTTTTAAGGTATGAAACTTTTGAATGATTTTGAGGTTGGGGATGGCAACATTTTGATCACGGATATTTTGATTGCTTCGGTCTCTTTGAATTTTCCTTCCTGTAGCGCAAATAGCGCCGTGGATGTGACCTCGACACTGACCGGAGTCTCAAATGGTGATATCTGCCTGATGGTTCCACCCAATAGTGTGACAGGTTCAGGAAGGGTCTTCCAAGGGTTTGCTACTGCCAGTAATACGGTACGCGGTCGATTTATTAACACCACTGAAAGCGCCATCGATCTGGCTTCGGCCACTTATAATTTTTTGGTAATCAAAACGGCCTGATGCAATATGCAATTTCTGGGGCCTTCGGGCATTGATCTAAAATCAATTGATTTGTCTCGTGCAATTATTGCAAGTGCCAGCCTGGATTTTCCAAGTACTGTGGCCGATGCGACCAGTACGCGAACAATTACCGTGACAGGTGCGGCTGAAGGCGATTTCGTTTTTATGGGGCTTCCAGATTCAGCAATGCCAGCAGCAGGCGGGGTGTATTCCTGGTGGATCTCAGCAGCAGACACTGTAACTGTTCAATTTTGGAATAACACAGCAAACTCAATCAACCCAGGTTCTGGAACCTTCACTGCGATGGTGGTTAAAGCTTCGTAGTAAATGGATATAATCCTATCAATTGCCCGGTCACAAGCCGGGTTTTTTTATTGCTCGCCACAAACACCTTTCCCTGCCGTGGTAGTTTTTTCTCACTCTTCATACCAACTCTTTTGAGGACCTATGACAAACGAACAAAATCCCCAGGTGGGAACCACAACGGCCCAGGCGGCCACACAGGGAAGCGGCGCCGGAGCTGCCTCCACGTCAACCGGTCAGGCACCGGAAGGCGATCTTTCGCCGGAAGAATTGCGTGCGCAACTGAAGGAAGCTCGACGGGAGGCGGCCAAACACCGCACCGAAAAAAACGAAGTCGAGAAAAAACTGAAAGTCTTTGAGGATGCTCAGCTTACCGAATCTGACCGCATCAAAAAAGAAGCTGAAGAGGCGAAAGCCGCCCTGGCACAAGCCAAAGCTGAAGCTCGCAACGCCAAAATTGAAGCTGCAGCTACCAAGCTTGGGTTCCATGATCCGGCTGATGCTCTGGTCATCGGGGATGCCGAGGACATCGAAACGGCCCTCCAGGAACTGGCTAAGAAAAAGCCGTACCTGGTCAAATCTTCAGAGACGATCACGACAACCTCGCCTTCCAATGTGACACGCAGCGCAGCCAAACCAGCACCAGCTTTTGACCCGGAAAGCCTGAGAAATGAACCATGGCCGTGGAAAAAATAGGCAGATGACGGGCAGAGGAGATACCTATGACCACTTATACTGGCGCAGTCACACTGACTCAGTACGCCAAGATGTCAAATGATCCTTTGATCAGAAAAGTAACAATGTCTCTGATTGAAGCCGGAAATGCGATGAGAGATATTCCATTCGTGACCAAGCCAACCATGGTTGTGAATGGGTCTCGTTTCACTGGTGACCTGCCGGGTGTGAACTGGGTTCCGGTCAACACTTCTCCAGTGGCCACGTCAGGCGAGCCAAAGCAATTTCAGGAAAGTGCCTTTATCATCCGAAACAAGATCGAGGTAGATAAAGTCTTGGTTCAGGATGAAAATCGAATCAGTGACCCCCGGACAACCCAGGTAACCGCCTATTTGCGGAATGTCACATTTGACTTCAACGACAAGTTTATTAACAACTCACACGAGACTGGTAACCCACACGCTATTGTGGGCCTTCGTACCCGACTGGCCAAACCAACTTTGTATGGCACGGCTGCTGAAAATAGTATTGATGGGGCTGGAGTTGACTTAACCCAGGCTGCCTCAACGGCAAAAACCTTTTCTGCCTTTATCGAAAAACTGGAGCAACTCTTATGGTCCGTCAATTCAGTTGATGGGGATGGGGTTGTTTTGTACTTGAATGATACTTTGTGGCGACGACTGACTGCCCTAGCTGGCCAATTCAGTGGCCAGGGTGGCTTTTCGATCTCAACCGACCAACTCGGACGAAAAATCACCATGTATAAAAACGCCGTCCTTCGTGATATTGGCCGCAAGTCGGATCAGGCAACCAATATTATCACCTCCACTGAAACGGTTGCTGGGCTGGATGGGGCAAGCACCCATACCAGTATTTATGCGGTGCATTACGGGATGGAATATTTCATGGGCTGGCAGTTTGCCGGGTTGGACGCAAAAGACCTTGGGCTTGACACAGAAGGCGTCCTGTACCGAACACTGATTGACTGGACGGGTGGTTTGTTTAACGAAAACCATCGCTCAATTGGCCGGCTGTACGGAATCAAGTTGGCATAACCCTTGAGTCCCCATTGAGTTCCGACCATCAAAGCAGGGTAACCAGAGGAGAAACAGCATTATGGCATCTGACGCACTTTCCGTTCTTCAGGCAAGTACGACCAAAACCGGCACCTTTAATTCAGCGGGTCTGAATATCAAAGGAACACCAACACGCGGGATCTTTGCCCGTATCCTTTACAGCGCGGCGGCAACGAGTTCTGGTGCCGGGTCTGCGGTTTTCAGAGTGACCGAATCGGATGACGGTACAAACTACAGTGGGATTTCTCAACCTACAGAGTCTTCACTTGTACTGAGCACCACACCGATTGCAGGCGAGATTTTCATCCCGGTCAATACTCAAAAACCCTACATCCGACTTGAGTTAGCTACACTCACTGGCACGGGTGCAACGGTGACCTACCAGGCCGATATTGTTTTAAGCAAACCGTAAGGTGACCTATGACCATTCGCTCGACGATGACAAGTCTTATTTCTCACCTACGGGTACTGATTGCGGATCCCGCAGGGGTGAATCAGGTTTGGACAAATGACCAGCTTCAGACCTTTTTGGACAATGATCAACGGAGAGCGAATGTTGACTATTTTCAGCTTACGCCAGCCGGGAACTTCGCCAGCGGCGTGACCATCAACCATCTGATTTACACAGCACCCTGTGGCAATTGGGAATCAGATGCCAAGCTTTACACCCAGAACAATTCCCTGCTCACGCCTTCGACCAGTGAGCCAAATCAAGGCCGGTGGACCTTTCTGGAAGATCAACCGCCTCCACTTTACATCGTGGGTAAAACCTATGACCTGTATGGGACGGCGGCTGATGTTTTGGAAGCTCGGGTCACAGCGCTTGCTGGACGCTTCGACTTTAAAACCGATGGGCAAGAATTCAAGCGAAGCCAGGAAGCGGAAATTCTCTTGAAGAATGTGCCCAGGTATCGCGAGCGGTCACTGAAGTGGCCTGGGGCAACGATGGCCGGACGTGGCGGGGATATTGTGACTGGGCAACTTCTCAACATGGATTGTGACCCGTACGCCAATCCAGATCGCTTTACTCGCTGGAATGTAAAATGCTGAGCGAACGTGACCTTGCTCAAATGAGGGAAACTGAAGAGGCGGCGCTCCCAGATGTTGCGAATATTCAACGGCGGACGCTCACGCCGGACGGATACGGCAACCAGACCGAAACCTGGAGCACGGTTCAATCGCCCCCCTGTCGGATTGCCCCATACAAGGAAAAAAAGATCGAAACCGAACAGGCCGGGGTCATTACCGCAATCGCTGAATTTATCGTAACCCTTCCATACGATGTGGTAATCAATGCCACTGACCGGCTACAGATCAATGGAACTCAGTATGAAATTATTGAGGCAGTGACAGACACAAGTTGGCGAATATCTCGCCGTCTCCGAGTGAAGGTGCTGTGATGCCAGTTGTTGTCCAGTTGAACTTTGGGGCAGTTATTGACCAGGTAAAACAAAAGGCCAGTCTGGTTGTCCAGCAAACAGCAGTTGACCTTGAAGCCCGTGCCAAAGAGATCGTCCCGGTTAAAACCGGCCACCTCAGAAGCACGATTCAACACACGGTCACAGGGGATTTAACCGCACAAGTTGATGTGGGTGCAGGATACGCCGGGTTTGTCGAGTTTGGGACTTCCAAGCAAGAAGCCCAACCTTATCTCACAAAAGCCGCTGAAGAGATCCGCCCCGAATTTATTGAAAAGCTTACCCAGATCACACGGTAATGAACGAAATCTCTAGGACCGAAAAATGGATTTTTGGGAAACTGTCAGGCGATTCAGCATTGAACACGGCGGTAGGCGGACGGATATTCGGCTACATTGCCCCACAAGGGACGGGCTACCCGCTAGTGCTTTTCAATTTGCAGACAGGTAGAGACATTCAAGGACCTGGGACAAGCCGAATCCAGTCAGAGCTTTTGTACCAAGTGAAGGTAATCTCGAAGGGACCGGCTGACGCAAATACCCGCACGGCCCTTGATCGCATTGATGAGTTGATCGGAAAAGCAATCCATAACCTCAGTGATGGGTTCTTGTTCAGCGCCAGGCGTGAACAGCCGATTAACTACCATGAAACAAACGGAGATACCCGCTTTCAACACACAGGCGGGTTGTACCGGATTTATTGCTATCCACAGTGAGGTGAGGTGAAAAATGGGACGTGCTGCTGTAAACATCGTGTACCAAATCGGCGTCGAGACCACGCCCGGGACCGCAGTTCCCGCAAATAAGAAATTGCCCGGCATGAAGTTTTCGGTGAGTCCCGACCTGCGGACGGATGCCTCTCGTGCCAATGGGTACAAAGTTGATACCGTTCTTCAACTGCAACGAGAAATGGCCAAAGGTAAGTTTGAGGGCAAAATGACTTACGATGAGATCATCTGGCCTTTGTGCGGATTGATCGGAGGCACCGTAAGCACAACCGGAGGCGCAAGTACCTGGACTTTCAACCCAAACTCGTCAGGCCCTGATACGAACGCCAAAACATTCACTTTGGAATGCGGCGACTCCTCGGCTGCGCAGCAGTCCCCTTACGTTCAGTTCAACAACCTTTCACTCTCAGTTACAAATAAAGAGGCTAAGGTTTCTGGGGACTTCTTTTCCCGAACTCTGACCAACGCCACGCTCACAAGTAGCCCCACCGAAGTCGCGCTACTCCCCACAAATATCAATGAGTTCGATATCTATCTTGATGACACCTTTGGTGGAATCGGGACCACTAAACTCACTGATCCGCTCCAGGTGGATTTTTCGATCAGTGACAAATATCTCGCCAAGGAAGTCTTAAATACGAGCTTTCAGAGTTTCAAGGAGTCAATTGAACAGGCATACACGGTCATGGGTAAGGTGCTTGTCGAGTACAACGCCCAATGGCAAGCCGTCTATGCGGCGATGAAGGCAGCGGGGTTACCGACTAAGTTCCTGCGGTTGAAAGCCACTGGCCCGGCACTTGGTGCCACGACTTACCTTTTTCAGCTTGATGTAGCCTGCAAATTGAAAATGGCTGAGCAAAAGGATGCGGATGGCGTCTACGGGTACGAACTCGAATTTCAAGCGATCCACAACACCGCGATGGGCCGTGCCTACTCGTTTCAGGTAATCAATGCCGTTGCCGCGCTTTAACTTCAACTTTTTTTAATTGGATAGGGAAACGAATGAAACTCAAAAAAGCGAAAAAGCCTTCAATTGAAACCACCTTTCACTATTGTGGGGAAGCGTTAAATTTTTCAATGGATACTGATATCTTGACTCCAAATTTTATTGAAAAAATGACAAGACTCAGTAAAGAAGCTGCCAAGGTAGATAAGGAGTCAAAGGCAGAAAAGAAGGCAAAGTCAGAAGAAAATACAGAGTTAAAGGGGTTAACCTTAACTGTCGAGCACAATGAGATTATGGCTCAAACTCTTACGCGGGTAATTGTTTCGTGGGATATGGAGGGGGACAACGATGAAATCCTCCCTATCTGCGTTGAAACTTTTAAAAATCTGCCCTTAGCTCTTCTGATTGAACTATTTCAATTCGTGACCCAGGTGGCTAACCCGGAGCCACAGACCGGACCGAACTCCGCCGCTTCTTAGCCACAGGCGGGACATTCGGAAGCTGTCCGGAGTACTTTCGCACGTTTCAGTTGGCGGAAATATTAGGAGTCAAGCCCTGGGAGGTTGCTGATATTCCGATCCACTGGATAGAAAAGGCTGAGGTGGTTTATTACGCCAAGCGTGAGGCGGCAATGGCCGTGGCCGAAAAGGGAGCCTTCCCGGTCTATGAAATAAAGTTCTGAGGTTCAAATGAATGTCGCAAATATCACAGCCACCATCAGTGCGGATCCGTCTGGATTCACATCCGCAATGCGTGCCGCTGAGGCCACAGCCAAAAGCGTGGCCGCCTCAATCAATGCAGCAACCGGACAGATCAGCAATTCCCTTCAATCGGTAAACAATACGGCTGCTGCTGTTGCCGCTTCGGTGACAGCCAGAATGGGGACCGTCAGTCAATCGTTGATGGCGGTCAACCTCCAATCCAACCAACTTGGCACACAAGTAGCTACTGCTGCCAATGCGACTCGTGTATCAATTGCGGCTTCTGCCGCTTCTGCTCAGTCAAATATTGCCAATGCTACAGCCGCGATCAGTACAAATATTTCCAGTTCCGTTGCGACGGTTCTCACTCAAATAGGCCAAGTTCGGTCAGTCCTTCAATCCATCAATCAGGAAATCCAGCAATTTGGTATTGCACTCCGGACTTTTGGCATCGGTATGACCCTAGCGGTTAGCGCCCCACTGGCGGCACTCGGGAAAATCGGGTTTGAGTTTGCTGCGGTAAAGGAGCAGGCGTTGGCATCGTTTACCGTTATGATGAAGAGTGCCGATCTGGCACGAGATCACCTTGATCAACTGCGAAAGTTTGCGGATGTCACACCGTTCACGTTTGAGGATGTGATTAAAGGTAGTCGCATTCTGCAAGGATACGGACTTGAGGCTCAAAAAGTAATACCAGTTTTAACGGCCCTTGGTGATGCTGCCAGTTCTACTGGCCAATCACACGCGGCAATGGAGCGAGGAGTTAAGGCTGTTGGCCAGATGCTCGCCAAAGGAAAAGTTCAAGCTGAGGAAATGAACCGTCAGTTGTCGAATGCTGGGGTTTCCATCTCCCATCTGGCGCTTGGACTCGGGAAAACAGTTCAAGAAACCAGAGACATGATGAAGGCTGGCCAGATTTCCGCCCAGGAAGGAATTGACGCCCTGGTTCGTGGCATTGCGAAGTCCAATATTGGCGGCATGATGGAGAAACAATCACGGACATTCTTGGGGGCGCTTTCAACCATCAGTGACGTGGCTCGCAGTACTTTGGGCGACATCATGGAACCACTGTTCAATGTGGTGAGGGATGCGGTGCTGGCCACAATCCCAGCACTTATGGAATTTTCAAAGTGGTGGAAGACCATCCCTGAATCCGTGAAGCTCGTTGCGCTTGGAATTGGGCTGGTGGTTACCGTGCTTGGCCCACTTATCACAGTCATCGGTGGTGTTGTGGCAATTGTGGGAGCGATTGGAGCGCCCATCCTGGCATCGGTTACGGCAATTGTAGCTGGGGTAACCGCAGCAGTCGGAACAATTACGGCACTTTGGACAACTAATTTTCTCGGGATCCGGGACACGACCCTTGCAGTCTGGGAAGAAGTGTCCAGTTTTACAAGTGAAATCTTCGGGGATTTAATCCGCTGGTACCAAAGCAATTTGCCACTTATTCGAGTTGCGACCGAAACCGTATTTGGAGCAATCAAAGCTATTGTGAGCAATGTAATGCGCGCTCTGTCTCCAATTGTTGAGGTAGCTTGGTCCATTATTACTTTTACGATTCGGAATTATCTGAATAGCATCCTGACGGCCATAACCATCATTTTGAAGATTATCAATGGGGACTGGCGCGGAGCATGGCAAACTTTGGTCAGCATAGCCGGGGCGCAAATTGACGCGATTGCCCAAGTGATTCTGAGTAAGCTTCCAAGAATCTTCACAACTGCCTATAGATTGGGAGCTGATCTTGTAAGAGGATTTGCTGCAGGGGTTGAGAGTCTGCTACCCGCTGGGAGTAATTTTACGGGTGGCGCATCAGCCGAAGTAACCGGCACACTGGTCCGAACTCCAAAGGAAGTCCCCTTGCCCAGTGGCGGAGGTGGGAAAAAAGGTGGAGGTGGAGGAAAACCAGAGGATGCGGCGGCGGCGCTTTTGGCACGCCTACGGGATGAAACGACAAAATTGGGGCTCAAAACCAAGGAGCAGGAAATTGCAGTTGAGTTATTGGGCAAGCAGTACAAAAAGTACAACGAGACGGTGCGCGAGACGATCTTAAACGCAGCTCGCGAGTATGACGCCCGGAAATTGATCGTTGACTTTCAAGAGAAAGTGACCAGCTCAATTGACCGCCAACGTGAGGCGCTGCGCGGTGAACTTTCTGAACTCGATAAAGTCTTTGACCTTTTGCGCGACCCGTCTGCCTCGCAGGTGATTGACCAGACTACCAAAAATATCCTACTGATGAATGCAGCCATCCTCGACGGTACTAAATTGCTGGAGAAGATGCCGAAAGCAAAAGATTTGATGCCGTTGTCCCCATTTGGTGAGGACTTCACGGCAGATAATCCAGCAATGGACGCCCTTGAACGGCAGATCAAGGCAATACACGCCTATGAAGACGCGATTGATGCTCTGAATAAAAAACTTAAGATCAAACGACAGCTTTCAAATCTGGAGCAAGCCCAAATTCAAATAACCACTGGGAAGCTCAAAGAACTGACTGATGCCCAAAAAGAAACGCTCCTCGATGTTGCCAGGGGTGTTGATGAGCAGTTAAAGGCCAGAGAGAAACTGGCTAAGCTCAAAGAGCTTGCTGGTCAGTTTTCGGATATTTTCAAAGGGGCCTTTGAATCGTTATTTACCGAAGGGTTCGAAGGATTCAAAAACAAATTGCTCTCTGGTTTTTCGAATCTACTCTCACAATTGGCAAGCCAGTTGGCAACGTCACTCTTTATGTCACTGCTTAAGAAATTGTTTGGTGGTCTTTTGGGTGGTCTCTTTGGCGGTGGAGGTGGAGGCGGTTTTGGCGATATTCTCTCAAACGCATTTGAGTTCCGCGCAGAAGGTGGCCCGGTAAACTTTGGACGATCTTATATCGTGGGAGAAAAAGGGCCTGAGATTTTCACCCCCAAAATTGATGGGATGATTTTGTCAAACGCGGCAATCCGTAGCGGTGGGTTTAATGCGGCGGCAGCCGGAGGGAACGGCGGGACAACAGTCTATCTGACTCAGAATCTGAATATCCGAGCGGAAAATGGGTACGTGAGGCCACAGTCAGCCAAGCAAGCAGCGGCTGAGGCTGGGGCCGGAATTACCAGAGCCCTCGAAAGGAAGCGGCGATGACACCACTCGACTCGACCGCAGTTTTGCCAGCCGATTATTCGTGGGCACGCGGCGGCCCGACATTCAAAACCGCGATCACCTCGGTTGCCGCCGGGAAGGAAAAGCGCAATGTTGAGCGATGGGACACGATGAACACCTGGCAACTCCGCTGGGATGAGATGAAAAAATCCGAGTGGCAAGCGCTTTTGTCATTCTTTCAGGCCCGGTTGGGACGGTATCAGTCCTTCTTATTTTACCGACCATATTCGCTTACTCAGGTCCGTGGAAGATTCAATCAGGATCGGCTTGAAGCGCAGATTGACAGCGGAACTGATCTGACCAGTTGTGAAGTCGAGGTAATTGAGGTCCACCCAGGCTATGCCGACACGCCACCAACCACCTTTGCGGCTGACTCGGGAGTGGAGATTTCGAACAATTATCGAGCAACACTGAAGGGTGGCAGCACCCATAGCACTACGGTTTACGCTTTTGCCTCTGGAATCGAAAAACGCACCAGCAACCACCCTACCATCCGTCAATGGCAAATTGATTACGGTGGGTTGACGGTTGGAGATCTGAACACACTTCAAGCATTCTTTGCGGCAAGAAAGGGCCAGGCTCAAACATTTTTATTCAAGCCGCCAGGCGAAGAAAGCACCGTCAAAGTGCGTTTTGCACAGGATGAGTTTACGGGTGAGTACTTTGCGGGTGAAACAGCAGTAACAGGCACGCTGGATTTGATTCAGGTTTTGTAATGGAGGGATATTTTGGCAATCTCGCTGGAAATGAAAACTTACCTGGCGTTGCCGGTAACAACCCTCTGCCAGACCCTCAAAGTGGTTGCCGCTGATGGAACGACGGTCCGCGTTTGCTCACATACCCGACCACTAACCATCAACGGTGAAGAGTACTTGCCGGTCCCATTCACTCCCTTTGAAATTGAGAAATCCGCTGGATTGGCTGCTGATCAGACCGAAATTGAAGGCATCCTGGCCAATGGCCTTTTCACTGAACAGGACTTTCTTTCAGAACGATGGGATGCGGCACGCGTCGAGGTCCAGGTTGTCAATTACCTGGATTTGTCTATGGGTTATGCCCAGCGGATGACCGGGTACTTTGGGGAGTTAACGATTATTAACGGCACATTCAAAGCGGAAATCCACTCGCAATCTGAACCACTCAATTACGATGGAGTCGAGGCGACCAGTCCCCATTGCCGGGTCAAAATTCTTGGTGATGCCGAGTGTGGCGTTAATCTCACATCATTCACTCACATCGGGACAGTTTCAGCCGTCACGTCGAGACGAGTTTTCACTGTGTCCGTGAGTCAGGCAGACGGGTATTTCGATGCTGGGGTTTGCGAGTTCACGAGCGGAAATAATTTGGGTGCTAAAGTTGAGATTCGCCGTCATGTCGGGTCTCAGATTGAATTGATGCTCCCTGTCACGCGACCACTCAACTCTGGTGATGGAGTGAAGCTAACTGCAGGTTGTGACCGCACTCGTGCAACTTGCCGCAGTAAGTTCAATAACGTGGAACGGAATCGGTCTTTCCCTGACATGCCCAATGCTCGGAAGGTTCTCAAAATCCCAGATTAAGTATGACAACATCTTCAGCCGTCACGCCAGATTCAATTGTGTTAGCCGCCCGGTCATACCTCGGAACGCCATTCCAGCACCAGGGAAGGCTCAAAGGCATTGGGATTGATTGCGTTGGGTTGCTGGTTGGGGTGGCTCGCGAGCTTGGGATTTGGGGCGATAGCATTGACCACACTGCCTATCGGCGACGTGAGGACGGCACGATCCTGATGCAAATGCTCGAAACGCACCTGGTACGGAAAGAGGAAGGTGAGCCGTTGCGAGTTGGGGATATTTTGGCGATGAAGCACACCGTACCCCAGCACGTTGCGATTGTTACTGAGTCTTACCCAAATGGTGATTTCAAGATCATTCATGCCCTTGAGGCCGGTGTTGTCGAGCATCGTTTGGATACCCGTTGGCGACGGAAAGTGATCGGAGCTTTTGAGTTTCCAGGAGTTGTCAATGACTGAAACCCAGGCGCTTGAAGCTGAACTCGCCCGATTGAAAAAGATTCTCGCTGAGAATTACCGCGCCCTTCGCACGATCAAAGGGTTGCTGATCATTTGGAGCGGACTAGACGACTCGCAGGCTATTCGATTGATTGACTCCATACTTGAACAGGAAAAACAGTAGTGGCGGATCCATTTAGCGCAGTAGGGATTTTGGCGACAATTTTGGGGTCAGCGGCAACGAGCGCCGGGCTGGCCGTGGTTTCGCGCCTGATTGCTCCCAAGCCGCCCCGCGTCCAGCGTGGGAAGCTGGAGGGCGATTTGTTCTTACAGGCCCAGGATTACGGGCTCGCAATTCCGATTATTTATGGTGCTGATCCAGGCGACGGCAAAGGCGGGGGGGTGGACCTGGCCGGAAACATCCTGTGGACATCTGGGGTCCGGAAGAAATCGGAAATCCAGTCGGGGGGCAAGGGTGCGCCAAAGCCGGACGTGGAAGAGATTACCTATGATTTTGATGTTGCCGTTTTGATTGGCAAGGGGCCACTCAGAATCACCAAAATTTGGGCGAACAACGATCTGATTTACAATGCCGTGGCCGAAGAGGAAGGCGATGGCGGAGCCTCGGGGATTTACGACGACGGCGAGCCGGGAGATACCGATTACGACAACTTGTTTCTCCCTGAACCTGACGAGAATTACAAATCGCCGCGCTACAACGGGACGGCCACGCCGGATGGTGATGGGGTAATCTCGGTGACGTCCACAGCCGGGAATTATGCCTCGATCACGATCTACCCGGGAACCGAGACCCAGCCGATTGATTCACTGATCCAGGCGGATGTGGACGGGAAACGGGGTGCAGGTTCGACACCAGCCTACCTGGGCAGCAGTTACGTGGTTTTTGAGAAATTCAATCTGTCGAAGTGGGGCGGATCAGTGCCCAATTTCGTCTTCCGGGCTGAAAACTCCGAGCTTTTCACGCTCGACAAAATCTGTGCAGACATCTGCCGTCGTGCTGGCTTGGCTGAATCGGATTTCAATTTCTCAAATCTTTCGGATGTGAAGATCCGCGGCTACCTGATCAATGCTCGGCAACCGGCCCGACAGGCCCTTGAACTGCTGGCGCGAATCCATCGGGTGGCGTTCTTTGAAGAGGATGGGGTTCTCAGGGCGGTGAAACGCCAGGGGCAAGTGCCCATTGTGATTCCGGAGAGCGATTTGGGCGCCATCGAAGGACCACCGCAGGAAGACCTCACCGCGCCGCCAGAGTTGGTGACCATCACCATGATGGAAACGCCACAGCTTCCCCGGCAATTCGAAGTGAAATACTTCGACCCGCGGCGAGACGGCCAAAGCAATCTGCATCGCGAGACCCGCTACAACGCTCGATCCTCACGAATCGAAACCCTCGACATCCCCGCGTTTCTCATCCCGCGTGAAGCTCGCCTTTTCGCTCAACAGGAGCTTTACCGGCTCTGGACCGAGCGCCACTCCTTTGCCCTTGCCCTCCCCTACACCTACTGCTGGCTGAAAGCCTCCGACATAATTCAAATAACGCTGGGAGGCTTCACGTATCAAATCTATATCGAGGAAATCGCAGGCACTGCGCCGGGCGTGCTCCGGATCAAGGGTGTGGGGAACGAAATCAGTGTTTTCGACCCTGAAGCTGCAGCCGATGGCGGAGACTTCGAACCGTACCCGGTGGGAATCCCTGCTCAGACGGTGGCCACTCTTTTCAATATCCCCGATCTGATGCCGGGCAACTCTCGGCTTGGCTACTATGGAGCGGCGGCGGCCCGTGGTGTCGGTAACTGGCCTGGGGCGGGGCTTTACAAGGATTCAGGGCTGGGTTTTGAGAAAATCGCTGATTTCAAAGTGCAGGCCACGATGGGCGTGGCCATTGGTGCTTTGGCTGGCTTCAGCGGCACGGGCACAGATTCCACAAACAAGTTGACAGTCGAGCTTTACCAGGGGGCTTTGGAAAGCGCATCGGGCGCTGACGTGGACAAGGGCGCCAATCTGCTCCTGGTCGGCAATGAGGTGATCCAGTTCGAGACGGCCACGCAGGTTGCCGGCTTCACTCGCCGCTTCGAAATCTCAATCCTTCGGCGTGGCCAGAAAAACACGAGTGCCAACAATTCCAGCCACGTTGCCGGTGAGCGAGTGGTGAAACTCGATTCATCGGTGATTTTCATTTCAACGGTTGCGACCGAAACTGGGCAGGAGCGGGCCTATAAAGCGGTCACGGTTGGGCAAGCTGTGGAGGACGCGGCTTCATTCACCTACACATGGGAAGGGTCAGGGACGGAAGACACCGATACAGGCCCGCCTGACATCACCAAAGTTGCGCTTGCAAGCGTGAAGTCTGAGGTGCTGACGGAAGACCGGGTTCAGGTCAAACTCGCCCTTCGGTTCCTGTTGACCACAGACGGGCTGATTGATCCTTCGGCAAACATGCGGTCGGTTGATTTTTGCGAAGTGACGGGCTTCGACCGGTTCGGGGCCACCATTCTCGCCACATCAGAGTTTTCGTTTGCCGGGTTTGGGCAGATTGCAGAGGCGATTCACAGCCGGGTTTTCGCGGATCCACTGTCTCGCAGCGTCTCTCAAATTGTGGCGATTGGTGATTGTGAGGCGACATACCGGGTGCGAGTGCACAACCGGTTTGGGTACAGCGAGCCATTATGGATTGCAAACAGCGACACCAGCACCCAAGCACCAACCTTCGATACTGCAAGCAATCACCCAACCTGCATTGCCACTCCGGACGGCAAAACGACCACCACGCTCACCTGGCAGTACTCAGGGAGCGAGCAGCTCGAAATTTACCGTCGTCTTCCGAAATATGCCCGCCCATTGGGGAGCACAGCCTCAACAAACTGGCTGAAGCTGGCTACTGTGGCGGCAAACTCTGGCAGCTACCAGGCAACCAACCTTGCACCAAACCAAATTTATGAATGGCGACTCCGGACGGTCACCAACGGCTACACGAGCAATGTCACCTCGAAAAAGACTTTCGAGGATGCGCTTTCCGTAGCTTTTCCGGCCCCGACCGGCTTGACCGTGATAGACAACTACACCAACCGAGTTGCAATAGACTGGGATTCTGTCGCATCGCCCACATTCACGGCAGTTGAGGTTTACCGTGACAGCACTCTGCTTTTCTTAGATTCAGCAAATGACGGGGTAAGTTCGAGTTATATTGATACAACTGTCACTGGGAATGTAACTTATCTATTCAGAATACGTTACATTTATGGAACAAATGCGAGTGAGTTTGCAACAATCTCTGTTACAACTCCAGCCAGCACTTATTCACCTCCTCAGTTTGTCGTTACCGGCCCTGCTGGTGAAAGTTTTATTTACCTGGCACTCGTTGATCGAGCTTCTGGAAACACCAGCGGGGTTGAACTGTATCGAAACGGCACGCTTATTCAGACCTTAACCGACGTTGGAGCAGACGTGGACGGGTATTACATTAACCAGTCTTCATTGATTTCTGATACTGACTACACTTACAAGGCTCGCAACGCATACCCAGGAGGCATTTTTTCGGCTTTTACTTCTGATTTTGTTATCCGAACAAAAGCCAGCGGCGGGAATCTGGCAACGCCAACCAGTCTGACGGTCACGGGCACTACGGAAAACTCGATTTCCATTTCTTGGAACAAAAACTCCGGCACTAATCCGGCACTTTACCGGTTACTGGTCAATGGGGCTCAAAGGAGCTCAATTTCGGGCTCTGTCGAGGCATACACGATCACCGGCCTGCTTCCAGGACAAAGCCAGCGAATCGCAATTCAGGCCCGCTATGGGGCGGACTATAGCCATTTTGCAACAGTAACTGGATCCACTGCGGCCAACACAAGCTATCCAGCGCCGACCAGTTTTGCGGTGGCAGCGGCTTCCACCTCGCAAATCAACCTCTCGTGGGTTCGCGGGTCGGTCACCAGCACTTCGACCGAGGTGTATCGCTACAACAACACCACCTCCAGTTTTGAGTTGATCGCAAGTTTGGCCGCTGGTGACACCACCTATAGCGACACAGGATTGCCGGCCAATACCCAGCAAACCTATCGGATCCGGCATGGGTACACAGGCGGGATTTTCAGCGCATTTACCGCGCAACAATCAGCAACAACCCAGGCGAGCACGTATCCAGCCCCATCAAACTTGCAAGGCACGGTGATTTCCTCAACTAGGATTGACTTGGTGTGGACGTTGAACACGGGCTCGGCAACGGCGGTGCAACTTTACCGGAACGGCTCGCTCTACCAGACACTTTCCGGCTCGGCGACGACCTACAGCGATACGACGTTGACCCCGAATACCACCTACACCTACCAGGTAAAGAACCAGTTTGCGGGAAACAATTTTTCGGCCTTTTCCAATCTGGTGAGTCTCACGACCCAGGCCGGCAACCAGTACCCGGCACCAACCAGCGTTTCAGCCTCGGCAACGAGCGCTACCTCTGTGCTCCTGACTTGGTTGCGGAACAGCAGCACGAACATCAACGCTAAAGTGTACCGTGCAACAGGCAGTTTCGGGTCTTTTGTCGCGATTGCCACGCTCGGAGCTGCAGTACAGACCTACACTGACACCAGTGTTGCCCCAGGGACGGTATATCGTTTCAAAATCGCAAATCTGTACACAGGCGGGGTTGAGTCAGAGTCTGGAATTGTTAATTGCGAGACGCCAGCGGACAATAATTTCCCGGCGCCTTCGAGCCTTGCGGCGAGTGCCGTTTCCTCCTCTCAAATCAATCTCACTTGGACACCGAACACGACCACCAACACCGGCGTGCAGGTGTATATTTCAACTAACAACACCTTCTTTGGCCTGCTGATCACCCTCCCAGCCGGATCAAATAGCTACTCCAGCACTGGGCTAAACCCTTCCACCCAATATTGGTACAAAGTTGTTAACACTTTTGGCGGGGTAAACGTCAGTTCGGCGTCCAACACGGCCACGGCCACAACCCAGGCAGCGGCGAGTTTCCCGGCACCGACCACGGTCACGGCAACGGTCACCGCACCTGGTCAGGTTACGGTTCAGTGGGTGCGAAATAGCAGCACGAACGATGGCGTGCAAGTTTGGCGTGAGGAGGTTTTTGGGACAAACCCGGTGCTGCTGAACACCGTTGGGGCGGCTGTAACCACCTACAACGATACAACGGGGGTTCCGGGCACCACCTACTATTACAAGGTTCGGCACACGTACGGGTCGAATTTCTCGGTCTTTGCGGCTGCAGCAGGCGGGGTTGTGTTCCCTTCAACCCTCACTCCGCCCTCGAATCTCACGGGATCAGCAACCAGCACCCAGGCTACGCTGAACTGGCAGAGGAACACCACCGCCAACACCGCAAGCGAGGTCAAACGCTCGGACTGGATTTTCCCAGCAATGGTAGCGGCGGCGGCCACGTCCTATGTGGATAACTCGGTATCCCAAAACCAGACCTACATTTACGAGGTACGCCACGTCTACGCAGGGCCTCAGTATTCGGCCTGGTCAAATCCGGTCTCTGTTTCCGTGCCGGTTGGCGCCTATGCCGTGCCGGTCAATTTCCAGGCCAGTGCGATTTCGTCATCCCAGATCAACTTGAGCTGGGACGTGACCAACACGACCTACACAAATTTCCAGATTTACCGTAACGG